AGATTCTTTCAATTCTGCGAATTGATTATCATAAAGAAAATCGTATTGAATATGATCACTTAAAATTTCCCAATCATCTGGTGCAATAATATTTTTAAGAATCAATTGAGTTTTGAGCATATCATTGAAGAGATTTGCAAATCTCTTTCTCATTCTTCCAACAAACTTGGCAAACTTTAATTCATCTCTCAGAATCTCAGAAGAACGTCCAAGATTAAAACCGCCATCAGCAGCAATTCTGGATTCGGGGACACCAAGAGAACGATAAAGTTTCTTTTGGAAATATTCAATATCAGAAAGTTCTCCTAAGTTTTGACCACCAGGAAGAGTTGTAATCTCAGTACCGCGACCACCTTCGCGACGAGGAAGCCAAAAATCTTCCATCATGCTCATGAATTTGCGATCATCACGAACTTCACCGGTATTTGCGTTATATACCATTTTGTTACGATAACGCATCATAACATCACGAAGATATTGTTCTGCTTTAACCTTAGGAAGGTTGCCAACATCAATATAGAAAATTCTGCGCTCAGGTGCGCGTGATAATCTATAGATAACAAGAGAGTCTTCAATCATACGGAGTTGATTGAGTGACTTAATTGCCTTGTGCAAATATGAAAGAACGGTTCCTTTATTTCTATCTACTAAACCAGAAGTACAATATGCAATTGAATCTTTAGCAATTTTAATTGTCTTTTGCTTTCTTGATCCTGCGATA